ATTCATTCGCCAGTACTGCGCCATTCAACGGGCTAACAGTCAGCGTGGTAGCAGTAACCGCAGTAACCAAAAGGTTTTTGCCGATGTTGGCTGCAACCAGCGTACCGCCTGACAAACGAACGACCATGCCAGCTTTGATGCCAGAGGTCAGCGGGTTGCCGGTCTGGAACGTGATAACGCCAGTCGATGCTACCAGCGTGATTGCTGCGCTGGTCATGGATGAAACTGCCGTGAAATCCTGACGCAGTACGGAGGCCATCAGATCCTTGTAGGTTCCAGGCGATACTTCACCCGCGATAGAACCGGTGACTTGGCGGGGGCCATGACGGTAATCCGCGATCTGCTGGTCAGGGCGAATTTCTGCTGACTGGTATGCTTCCTTGGTCAGGTTGATGGTTGAACTGGTGCGGCGAAGCTGCTGACCACCAGAGCCAGATGCTGCTGAACCGAGTCCAGACTGTTTTTTGTAAGCAAGAATCTTGCTTACGCCTTGTGCAATGTTTGCCATTTGCGTCTACCTCTAAGGGAAAATGTCTGCCGAAAAATAGATCGTCACGGGAAGCCGATAACGATCACCGTCAATAATCGCCGGGGCGATAGTCGGGGTGCGATCAATCAGAACATCAGTGCCGCCTGACGATAGACCCAATCCACGCTGAAACTGATTACGAATCAGTTCAGCCCTTGCTGATGCTGCCTTAGGCCCTGTTCCCGGCGGGTAGCACAACAAAACCTGTAAAAAACCAATCACCCGGTACATCCCATCACCCAATGTGGGATTCTGCGTATCCGATACCGCAAGATTGACTTGCTGGTAGGGCGTTCCTGTCACCGGAGTATACGGGACGCTTTCCCATGCCGTTGCAATCGACGGGCTGATCGCGTTGAGCCGAGTTTCTAGCGCCGCTCTGATGTTAACGATGCTCATAATTTCATGCTACCGGCGACAGACTGAATGGCGATCCGTACCCATCCAGCAGGGGCTTGTCGAGGCGAATAAAAATCGTATTCCAGCCGTCGAATATACGGCACATTGTTGGACAAATACATTACCGATCCTGGCGTAATTTTTGCCAAAGCATCGGCTACTGTATCCGATCCATCACCATCAATGCGATCAATTTCATTACGAATTGGTGCGCCCGTGCTGGCTTGCCAATTTCCTTTTGCGCGACCGCCCACATAGCCCGGCGGGGCGGGTTTTGTCCAATAAGTCGGATCACCAACCGGTGTGCCTTGAATCACACGGCGAAAAATTTCAGTGGTTACCTTCTTAACCGCGCCTTCAACGTTCGTATTGATCTTGACAGTGATTTTGCCCAGGCTCATTTTCGCACCTGTGAAACATAGAGCGCGTGTTCTTCGCCTGACCAAATAATCTGCACCGCGATGACCGTATAAGTCACCGAGTCAACAATGAACCGGTCATTTGGATTCGGCTCGGTGTTGCCTTTGGCGGCAATCGTCAACTTTTTGTCACCCTTTTCAACCAATCCGGCCACGTATTCGTCGCCAGAAAATTCTTCAAGGATGGCCTTTGGTACTCCGACACTCGTAGAACCACCAGAAACATCGCCAGTAATCGGGTCATACGTTCCCTCGGTCACAATGGTGTGACTGACTGCCTTGCCGTATTTATTCAGCAAGCGAACAGCAGTGGCTCTGGCCTTGGTGTCGAGTGCTGTCATGTCCGCATCAACTTCACTTGGTTGGCGCTGGAAGCAAAGTAAATGCTCAGGCTGTTCTCGACTTGCAAATACCTTTTGTACTGCGGACTGAATTTGTCGTACTCAACTTCAATCGGGCCGACTTTTTCACGAATCGTGACCTGACCTTGATCGTCCAGCAATGTCTCGGTATTGGCTTTCAGCGCAAGTTCAGCGCAAGCGTTTTTTACCAGAGTCGGAACAATGTCAAAGTCAACGTATTCCGGGTACGCATTGACAGAACAGATATCCCTGACCGGCACATAGATCCTAGGCCAGTCGAGTGCTTGTGTGTTGACGTACCGATAACCATCCCAGCGCAAGCGATAGACAGCGACCATGTAATCGGTCGCGCCCCGCAAAAGCTGTTCTTTCTGTGTTGTGGTCAGTGCCGCCCAGTCTGTGTTACCACGGTTGCTGTGGTAGGTATCTGCCTCGACTACGCTGACATAGCTTTCACTATTCGGGAGTCCAGAGCCATCCTCAACTATTAAGCTCATTCTTCCACCCACTCAATCATGCCAAAGACGCCAGATCCTGAAATTACCGTGTTATCCGCGAAAATGCAGATACCTTCACCCGGAAGCAGGATAAATCCTTCCAGATGATCAAACTCAATGGTAGCTGCTGAACCAGTAGTCTTACTGACGATGGATCGCTCAAGGAAATAGGTTTCCCGAGTCACGCCGGTCATTGTCAGACCACCATTGGCGCGATTGCAGATCATTTTGCTGGGTTCTTCGTTATTGTCATAACGAGTCGCAACGATGATATCGCCACCAGTTGGCTGACCCTTGATTCGCTGCCAGCCATAGATGGAGTTACCGCCACCCCCAGCATCTGCTGAATCAAGTTGCAAGTGCATCCGAATTAAACGCACGGACAAAACGTCTGAGTTGTACCAAGACTGATAGGCCGTGTTTTCGGTGTAAGTCGTTGGTGATACTGCGATGCGCGAACAGTAACGCTTCATTTTTTAGCCTTTTTCTTGGCAGTCTTAGCCACAGACAAGGCAATGGCTACCGCTTGCTTCTGTGGCATACCCGGATGCTTTTTCATCTCGGTCGAGATGTTTTTGCTAATCGTTTTCTGCGAGTAACCTTTTTTCAGTGGCATAGCGGTATCCTAAAATTAGGTGGGACAGCAAGAACCGTAAACAGGAATCCGGGAGCTGCCCCGATTCATCAAGCAGGCTCATACCCGCCAGCTTTGTAGTTCTCAACTTCTGACAACGGTACGGCTACCTCATGCGGTGCTGGGTAGACTTCCGGGTCACGTTTCATTACTACAAATCCAGCGGCTTTTTCAGCCTTCTCTACGGGTTTTTTCTCAGCCATGTCTTTACTCCATTGATAAGGGCCAGAGCCTAAAACGCGCCCTGGCCCTATCTTCAACACTAGCCGAGCAGAAGGGCAACGTGGTTGGACTTCCAGACCTTTACGCCGTACAGGGCGCGAACTTCAATCATGGTCTTCATGTAGCCTTTGTAGACTGCAATTTCAAAGACCAGACCGGAGAAGGGGTCTTGGACAGTCATGATATCAACCGCAGCATCGCCACCAGCCGGGAGTGCCGGGGGACGAATACCCAGTTCGATAGCGGTGCGGTGGAATGCTACGTTTGCGGTAAAGCTGTTGCCAATGGTGATGGCATCGTTATCTGCTTCAGCAAAGCGAAGACCCGGAGCGCCAATGGTGAATGAACCACCTGACAGTGCGGTGTTTGCAACGTAGATGTCAGACGTACCAGCAAAGGTAACGCAGTCACCCGCCAGCAGAGTGCCAGAACCGGTGTCAACATTGATGGTGGTGTCACCAACAGCGCCAGCAGCAGAAAGCTGGTAAGACGTGCCAGTACCCTTGGTGTGACTTGCAACACCAGCAGATTCCTTAATCATCAGGCCCTGAAGGTCAAGGAGCGTACCCTGACGGAGCAGATCCGTACCGCCAGAAGTGTTTACCTGCTGGAGTGATGCAAGGTTACGCAGCTTCGTGCCAGCCGCTGAGTTCATCACCAGCGTGATCTGGTTGTCAGTCGGGCAACCGTTGTCTACGAGGATTTGGCGAACTTCTGCAACCGTGTTGAAGTTGGACGCAAAAGGAGTCGTGCCAGCAGAACCTACTGCGCGTGATGCGCCTTTGTAGGCAGCCGTTGCCAGCGTAGATTCGATGTTGTTGCAGATAGCACGCATGGCCTGCTTGATCTGATCGCCATAGATCGTTTCAAAGCCAGAGCCATTGTTGACGTGCTTGATATCTTCGCCAGTCCACGGGATCTGGACGCTGACGTAGTTATCAAGGGTCATGGTCTTGTTGTCTACCGTCTGATCGGTTCCTTCCGGAATCGTCATAGACGGAGCAAAAGACGTATTTACACTCGGGGTGCGAGTGAATGCAGCACGAATCGTGTCACCTTTAGCGGCACGAATCGTGGCATCGCCATTGATCGTGGATGAAGGGATAAAGCCGACCAGTTCACGGCCAACTACATCGGCGGCTTTATAGATATCAGCCGCCAAGTTATTGAGAACATTTGCCATTGAAGATTCCTCAAGTCAGTTGTTACACCGACGAGAGGCAATGGCTTTTAGTCCGCTACCTTCCCGCCAGCTTTCGCAAATTCAGACCGTTCAAAGTGTGATGCTGAATCAAACCTCTCGCGAGTCCAAACCTTTGCGCCGGAGCCGTTTCCAGCACCGCCGCTTGCACCACCGCCACCATTGCTGGGCGCGGCAATGTAATGCTTGCCTTCATCACTGGTCGCCCAGGATGAAACAAACTCTGTCAGTTCCTTGTCGCCAATCAATGCTTTCCTTGCATCTCCATCAGCAACGATCTTTGCCTGACTGCCAAACATAGCTTTGACTGCGGGCAGGAACTGATTTGCCACGCCAGCCTTTACCAGTGCATCCGTCAACCCGTTATCAATGAGGAGTTTCTGGGTAAATCCAGCTTCAGCCGCTAATGCGTCCTGAGCCTGTTTCAGCAATTTGTCCTGCGCTTTCTTGGCCGTTTGTGCTGTACCTAGATCAGATTCAAGTGAATCAATCTTGGCCTGAAGCCTGTCAATTTCAGCGGGATCAATTGCTTTACCCTTTCTGGCTTCCTTCAGTTCTGACAGAAGTTCCTGATTCTTCTTTGACAGACCGCCGGTAGCCGCCTCAACCGCCTCTGCAATTTTGGCGCTGAGTTCTTCTTCACTGATTTCCATCTATACCTCTGGTGTTGATGGTGTCCCTCTGGGACGGGTTAACGTGACGCAATCACGCTTAGGCGCGAATATACCACAAATGAAATCTAGTCAATACCGGCCTTTTTAAACAAAGTCGCATCTTTAGAGCGTAATTGCGCCAATGTGTATTCTTTTCCAGACTGATCGACAAACCGATCCAAGTCCATGCCTTCACGAAATAGTTTGCCACGAGTCGGGCCGAGTACCTCATCCTGAAATGCGGCGGGTTTCTTTTTCAGCCATGTCTGGTAGGTTTCTGCTTCTGATACCTGACCATCCATCGAAGCGCGAGTTCCCGGTGGGGCTTCGTCTAGATTGATTCCGAGTTCGCGCCAGGATTTAAGTACCGGTACGGTCGTAGACCGGCAACGCATATGAGCGGGGGGTCTGGGGCCAGAATCTACCGGGTACACCTTACCGTCTCTGGACTGGCATACAGGCGTGGTGCGGGCATCGAGGGTACTTGACCACTGAACGCCCTTGATCACGTCCGTATTGTCGCTGTAGAACGTCTGACGGGCCGTATTGGCTGTATGCGAGACCGCCGTAGCGACCAGCGCCTGTGCTTGGCGGTAATTCAGCGCCAAAACGCCGTCTGTGTACTTGAGTGCTTTGGTGCCAATGACCCGCTTGGTAATCTGGTCATAGGATTCGCCCTCGATAAACCCCATCCGTACCGCATCACGAATGCGGAGATAGCTGTCCTCTTCAAGCCGATCAATCCATTCATTGAGCAGTCGGCCCTCGAATGGCTTGGATTCGACCGCAGCCACCAACATTTGCGGCGCGGGCATGACGAAATCAAGCTCGACAGGGACTGAATCGCGGATCACCTGTTCCTGATGGTTGGCCTCATACTCAGCCAGTTCTGTCAGGTTTTCGTTCAACTGCGCCCGAGCGACATCCCAAGACGCCGCGATCAAGGCGCGAATACCTACAAGTTGCGCCTCAAGACGTTCGGCCTGTCTTTCCGTTGGGAGTTGCGCGAGTTGCTGAAGCAGATCCGCTTCAACCTCTTTCAGCGTGTCGGTGATCTCTCTGACCAACCGGGCCTGATACCGCAAGAGATAAATCTGGTGCGATACAGCCCGGTCCCGCAGTTCATCGTTGGCCGTCATGCTCTAGGGGCGGGCAATCCGGGGGTATTCAGTTCAATGCGCTCCATTTCATCCTGGAAGGACACATCGGAGGCAATGACATCCCCCTTGACCAGATTGCTGAACAGCGTTTCATGGCTGATCGCACCGGCCTGCCACGACTGCACCAGCGCCTGCACATCCTGATACGTCAACGAGTTCGGGAGGTACACGCGGTTGACCTCGACAGCGATCGGGCCGGGGACACCCGCCCAGTTCGCCATCCACTCCATGCAATGCGTCAGGCCGATACTGATCGACTGCGCGATAGAGGCCAGTACGGAGTTCTCACCCGCCTGATGGATCGCGGCGGCTTGCGCGGTCTCGCTGACTTTCCGCTCAGGAGCCAGAATTCGTGCGCCCAAAGTCGCCATCATGGATTCCTTGGCTCTCAAGGCTTCTCGGAGTTCCGAAAGTCCTTGGCCGGTGAATTCGAGATAGAACGCCTTGGCGGCGGGGTCGGGAAGCAACCAGGCTGTTCCAGAGCCAATCCGAAGCTGGGCTGACTGGTCGTCTGAGTAGAATCCTGTAACCACGGGGGTGGGCAATCCGGTGAAATGCAGTCCGTGTTCGTAGTCTGCGGTGGTTCGATAGTGGCTGAGGTTAACATCCACCAGGTCAAGCAGAGGAGGTTTGTCCACGCTCGGTGTGTTATCCCGAACACCAAAGAACTCGAACGGGATACGGGCGATGGGATTGCCCTGCGAAGTCGGGAATAGCGTTTCTTCAAGGGTGAATTCCCCCCTGTCGTTCTTGCGGAACACACGTTGCCGGTAAATCCCGCCGGGGAGATCCAGCACACGCCATTGCGTCTTACTTTCATACTTGAATTCATCCTCGAAGACTTTGTATTCCTCTTCAAGAACGACCAGCGTGAGCATTTCCTGTCCACCTACCCGGTCCATGCGCCAATTGATGATCGACTCTGCGTCATAGAGGCGCATATACGGGCGCATACCTTGCGCTTGCGCTTGCGCTAAGGTGACCGCTTCTGTCATCGGCGGGTGATCGACCAAGATACCGCACCGGCCCAAAGTGACCACTTCTTCAGCCACCATCTCAGCCAACTGATGCAGTGACAGGCCCGACATAGTGACATCAGCCACCATCGCCTCAAGCCCCGGCGGGTACTGCATGATCGGTGGCTTAATGAACAACAGGCCGGTCAGGCCGTCAATGGTCCGTTGAGTGGCGTTATAAAACAGGGCGCGTTGTTTGTACGCCTTGTATTCCTGATCTGTCTGGCCGGACAGACGAGGCAGATACATAACACCGTACTCATGAATCTCGTCCTGGCCCTCAGCGGCGTGTTCGCACCGCTCCCACTGGTCGTAATACTCGTCATACTCTTCGTGTTTACTATCAACGGCCATATTAAATTCCTACAACGAGTGCCAAACGCGGGCGGTTACTCTGGATTGGATACCGGTATACCACGAAGTATGACGCCGCGTCATTCGTGTGGTCAAATCCCGCGCCCTTATCCGGTTCGCCCGATTTGTTGTACGCCTGCTTTTCCAACGATTCGGCCAGCATGGGGCAGCGATCCGTGTTGATCATGTACGTCCTGTCCTCGAACGCCTTGTTCATCGCCAGAATCCTGTCCTTAACAGCGGGATTCCGGGAATTGACGCACACCACAAACCCGGCGGCTCTCAGGAGGGCATGGTCTGAAACCGAGGCATTGTTGGTCTTGCGGGCAGAACCCGAGGCGTCCGGGTACACAAAAATGCGGTGACCTCGGTAGCGTTCCTGAATGATGCGGATCATTTCGGGGGTATCGAACGCTTTGACAATCTCGTTTACCGCGATGGGGCGATTGTCCCGCGTCACATGGACAATGGCCGACATATTGGTGACGTTGAAGTCCATCCCGATATGCAACGGCTCACCCGGTTGCTCCGTGATACTGATGTGATTCAGTTTGCGGTCAAATCCGGGGTACACGGAACCCGAGTTGAGGTTTACGAACTGACCGTCTAGGTACGCCGCAAGCTGTGCGCTGGAGTAGGTGGCTTCCAACTGGTCCACATATCCGGGGGGTAGGTAGGGGTTGCTCGATGTTGGTGCGCGGATCAGCTCATAACCCGGGCGCAGAGTCTTGCCAAACGTCTCGTACATCCAGCCGAAACCCTCTGGGGTTGACACAGCGGCAAGGGTATTTGGCGTATTGTCAGGTTTCTTTTGCCGACACCGGCCCAGCATCTTGGACCAGACATCTGCCGCCTGCTCCGGGCGCAGGGTGTCGGCTTCGTCGATCACCGCATCCGCAACCTCAAAACCTACCAGCCGGTCTGGGGTGTCAGCCGATCTGAAGATAATTTGCGCCCCGTTTTCAACTGTAATGATGTTATCTGCGCGATTTAGTTTGTAACTGACACCCCACTCGTCAAACAGGTTCATGAACCGGGGGTAGGCAATCAGGCGAATAAGGTCGAAGGTAGGCTCTACGAACGCAAATGACAGATTGGGGTACTGGAGCGCCTTGATTGCAATCCGCACAACTGCCGCGTGGCTCTTGCCGCTGTTGTGGTGGATAAACCCGGCCTCGCATACGTAATTGTTCGTATCCAGCACTTGCAGATCGTAATATGGCTCTTCCACCTCCGTACCCCACTCCTTACCCGTACCCTGTATAATCTGACACTCCACAGAACGGAGGTTCCAAGATGAATGATCGACAGAAACGGGTTCTGGCTTTGTGTGACGGGGTACGAAGTTCCCGGCAAATTGCCGAACTAATTGGAGAAAAGCAGAAGTACGTGCAAGAAGTGATGCTGAAATTCGATGCTCCCAGGCGCTACCAAGGATCAGCCACCGGAGAATTGAACGGTCAATACACCACCGGACGGAGGATTGACCGGGATGGTTACGTCCTGACTTCGGCTCCGATGGGGCATCCAAATGCGCGGAAACGGCAAGATCGTCGGACAGGGATGATGTACGAGCATCGTCTGGTGATGGAACAGAAACTTGGGCGCTATCTGACCCGCGCAGAAACCGTTGACCATATCGACGGGCTTCGTCTGCATAACGCCCCATCAAATCTACGAGTGTTCGATTGCAATGCAGATCATTTGCGGGCAACGATCTCAGGCAAATGTCCACAATGGAGCCAAGAGGGGCTTCACAAGTTAAAAACCCGGAGGGGCGATCTGCCAGTCGTTCATAAATACGATGAGATGAAAAAATCCGGTGATGCGCGGCTCCGGCAAATCCTCCTTGCGGCCCTAGCACTTGGGTCAGAATCTCCCTACCTTTTGGGAAGCTCCCACCACTTAGCGAAAGCTGGAATCGTTGATCTTTCTCGTTCCAGCTTAGAACGCGCATTGGCCGATTTATATCGGCGATACGCATAAGGCCGTACTCAGTCCAGATACGGGTGTGTCCTGCAACACACCCGTAACCCGCCACCATTCCTGGGTGCTTGGCTTCCGAGAATACGAAATCCTCCTGCGGGATGGTCAGGCTGATCTTGATGTTCTTGGGAGGTGGTGCGCTCATGTTGTAAATAAAACTTTACAAAAAGAAATTTGGTTTTTGTAAAAAAGAGTGGACAGGTTGAGATTGGGTTTGGCTGTAGAGAAGCGGGATGCGCGCCCCGCCAGCAAAAAGGGGGGCGCCGAGGTGCCTGACCCGCCTCGAAAGCCACTCAAGCCCTTGATTTATATGGCTTTTAGCCGATTTTGACTCTCGATTTAACATAATTGAGATTATGCGCATAAGTCTATAAATCATTGATTTAGCTATCTTTTTCCTGGCGCGTTGGTACTGGCAGAGAATGCACATTGCCAGCCACTACATCTAGTGTCTGATCCGGTGATTGTTCGAGCGCATGGACTGGTTCGCATTGCCCATCTATGGCTGGCCGTGATGGACGTTCAATCTTGAAAGCGTATCCGTGCGTGATATTGCCCTCTATTGTTTGTTCGACCTTCGAGAGCTTAGGTGCAGCGTACTCTGCCAGTTTGGCGAGTAGGTCTAGGGCTTTCGCGGGATCATCCTCTGATACACGTTCGAGCCAGACACCTACGTTTGCGGAATTGTCACTCAGAAGTTTGGTGATCGTCTCGCGGAATGTTTGGTTCACCTTATTTGGTGTTCCCTTCGGTCGTCCCGTGGTCCGTAGATTGGGATATCCAGGTATCGAGTTATCCCGTGGTTTAGGTTCCTGTGTTCCTGTGTCCATAGTCGATTGCCACCGATAGTTAATCGGCCCGAACCTAGCACCGATCATGCTTTGACCGCTACCAGGCGATGAAATATTTTTTCAAGGTATCTTTACATTTTGTTAAGTTCTGCTAACATTAATCCAAGTCCGGTGCATCCCGCAGCGGCAATTACTGAAGGGAGTTTAGCCATGATTTCAACCGTTACCTTTTACGATTTTTGTGGTGCGTTTCGCGACATGGATCGCGACGACAATTTTTCATATCAAGGCAAACGAGCATTGTTTGATTTCTTTGAACAATGGGAAGAGGAAACCGGACAACCCGTTGAGCTTGATGTTATAGCTATTTGTTGCGAGTGGAACGAATCAACATGGGAAGAGATAGCCGACGATTACCAGCTAGATGTTGACGGGTTGGACGACGATGAACTAGCCGACCGCGTTCGCGAGTATTTGGAAGAAAATACCTTGATTGCCGGTGATGTCGTTGGCGGTTGTGTTTTCCAGGCATTCTAAGAGGGTCAAAACAATGATTGTTAAAGCTGAATTAACTGACACCTTTTGTGGTGAAGCTAACTACTCATGGGTTCGTCGCGTTGAACTAGAAATGCCCGATTCGTTATCTGATTCCGCTATTGTTCGCCGTGTGAAAAAAGCTCTTGATTTAACCGGTACACGCGCTAATCGACGCGAAAATTACGGCGATATGCTGGCCTTGTGGAATCTTGATAATAACGCGGTTGTTTTGTTTATTACTTTTGAGAACTAATATCATGAAAATTAAAACCAGCATTCTAAAAGCAGTTTCCGTATTTATCGCAACAAAAGATGTTCGGTATTATCTCAAAGGACTGCATATTAATAAAACTGGCAACATGGTTCGAGTGACTGCCAGTGACGGTTATTCACTTGCCACGGCGGTTGTGGTTGACGACGACGACCTTTCTGACTTTGATTTTGTTGTTGATCCGTCAGTATTGCCTTTAACATCAAAAGCCGAGTTTTTGGAATTCGACAAAATTGATGGGGGAATTTTGCTATCTGACCCACTAAACCAAACGTCAAGAACATTCCAACCCATGGAGGGAAGGTATCCTGACTGTTCAAAGGTCTGGCCCAAAAAAGAGGAATTCGACCGCAACATGGCGACATTTAATCCGGAGCTGATAGCTCGACTTAGCAAGGTAAACAAAATCCTGAAAATCGAAGATTTTTCTTTCTGGTATACGTCAACGGGTTTGGTTTTTAGGTGCGGGCCAGTTCGCGGAATTATTATGGGAATGCGGGCTGCTGCTGGCAAACTTGGCGACATGGCAGAATGGTGAACAAAATGAAAAACCAAAATTCTGACAATTCATGGGCAAAAATTGTTTTCCTTTTGTTTGCTGTCGCCTATGGGCTTATGTCAAATGATGATTATGAGACGGCTCAGAGAATCCACGTTTCTTATCATGTGAAATAAGGTCAACAATCAACGCAAGAAAGCCCGCCTTGTGCGGGCTTTTTTGTGGGCGTCTATTTTGTTGGGCCTAGTGGCCTACTGGCCTAGTGGCCTATGGGCCTATGGGCCTATGGGCCTATGGGCCTATGGGCCTATGGGCCTATGGGCCTATGGGCCTATGGGCCTATGGGCCTATGGGCTTAATTGCCTAATGGCCTAAATCAATAAACCATAAATCAAGCTCAAAAATGGGCCTGTAGGCGATTCTAAGGCGATATACGCCACGAAACGCGCTATCTGGTGCAATGGTAGCGGGTAACAAAAATCGACGATTCTCGAGCCTTATAGCAAATATAAGGAACCGCTAATATTAGCGGTTCCTAATATTAGCGGTTCCTAATATTAGGGTTTGCTTATATTCGGGTCGCCTGACCCAAATCGTCGTCGGAATTTTTGCGACCCAAATCGTCGTCGGAATTTTTGGCGAACCTAAACGCTCGTCGGAATTTTCGGATCACGTTTTTCGGCATCGTCCTGGCAGCGTTCGATCAGGGCAAGGTAGCCAACCGCGTCCACCAATGAATCAAGATGATCGGGTGAGTTCGCCAGTCGAGCGATCTTGAGCAAGGTCATCATGGCAGCGACATCAACCGCACCCAAACGCTCGTCGGAATTTTTCCTGTTGGTCAGATACGCATCCCACATCTGGGCAATGCAGTCGAGGTTCTTTGATGGCTTCCCGTAAGTCTGCTCACGGTCGCCGTAAATGATCTGGTGGGCTTCTTCCAAAATGCTCGGCATATGGTCCTCCTGTGTGACCCAAAAGTTACTCGGAATTTGTCAACAAAATTTGACCCGCAGAGACGGCCAAAAAACCGGCACTCACAGGCAAAAATCTCAGATGTAGCAGGTAGCGGTAAAGGTGCCCGGTTCACATATATTGGATATAAATTACATATGTACATATTTGTTTACACTTTTTTTACTTATATCCAATATATAGTTATAGAGTACTGTTACATTGCTACACTGTTACATATATAAATAAAACACAGTAAAATCAACACTTTGGCGATGTAGCAGTCATGTAACACTAGCCCAAAACTTTACAATTTTGTGCGCCGGGTGTTACGCCCGAAAAATTTTCGGTCTCACCTTGCACCGCTACCAAAAATCATCGCTACCCCTTTACTGCTATCGGTTCGTCTTGCGTAAGATGTCAACAATATTTGACAGGTTTTTAGCTCCAGAATTGCCGGTTTCAAGCATGGAATGCAGAGTCTCTGAAGTCTGCTCTGAAGGCACAATTTTTGTGCTGTTGACCCATACTCGAGTGATTTCCCCGTGCCGGTTTCGAAATGCTTGCTTGATAACAGCCCACCCCTGACCTCTCAAATACGCCCGCCAACGCCCTTCGGTAGGTAGTGAACGAGTCGATACCCGGCGCTCTACCAGGTCCACAATCTTGTTGATTGCGGCGTTGGTAAAGACCAGTTCATTGGCATCTTCCTGCGCCCCTGACACCACATACTCCAGCACCTTGCGGTACAGTTCATCGGTTGTGTCGTAAATCATCTCCTCCGTCCCCTCCGTCAGCGGTGCGCGCCCCTTCGGGTCAAACTTCGACACATCCACCCCACTCAGCCAACCGTAGATCGCTCCGGCATCCACCCGGCAGCTTTCAGCCAGTCGCGCAAAGTACGCCGGAGTCATCCCGGCTTGCACCAGCCCGGCGCTGGTTTGAATGCGAGACTTCAGGATCGTCCACCGCCTATTCCCATACTCCAACGGCAAGGCATCATCGTGGTTGGTAAAAATCATGTACGAGGTGGTGTTCTGGATCGTTCTCCGAGCTACACGCATCCCGCGCACATCGATCCAGTCGTTCGTCAATAACGTCTTCAACGTATCCATGACCGCGTACCGGTTCTGTCCTGACACCCGGATTTCTTCCCCCAGTACCAGCAACTTACCTTCCATGAACGTGTTATAGGCATCGGCGAACGCATTCGGCCCGACTTCCACCACATACTGACGCCCCAGTGCCGCCGCCAGGGCTTGCCCAATGAGCGACTTACCGCACCCCTCGATCCCGCAGATTACTGGTGCCCAGTTAATACGCTGGTCGGGATGCTGGACCAACCAGCCCATCCATTGCTTCAACAGATCCGCATCTGCCCCAAACAGCAGTTCCAGGTGTCGATCCCATAAATACGACACGCCAGCATCGACCCGAACGCCCGCCGGAATGTACGGCACGTAGGCATTGAGCAATGTCATCCCCGAAGCATCCGTGAACATCCCCGGTGCGCTGTCAGGCCTCCACACCACATCATTGACCACCCGCCGCCCGGGTTGCACCGCCCACCACTTGTCAGCAACCGCCCGCCCGCCTTTCTTTCCTACGGGCATATCGATGGCGTGGATGGCATTGAACACAGATGCAGTTACAAACCGCCGAGGTGCGGTTCCGACATAGTGGACAAACAGCCCGGATGCCTCGCACAGATACCACTCCTGTAATATCCGCTCTCGCACATCACCCGACTCCATGTCGGAAACCACCACCGCAGGCAACGAAGTCTTGATGGCCTTCTGGATATTCGCCCGGGCTTCCTCGCTCATTGAAAACGACTCCGTCACCCCCACGGCTGGCCCGCCGTTCTCGGCCACCCACCCCAAGAAACATGCGGTATCCATATGCCCGCAATGGCCGTGGAAGCACTTAAATTGCCGCCCTTCCCGCCGGTAGTCCAAAGGCGAGTACCCGGCGGTCAGCGACCCATCGGTATGCGCCCCCGAGTTGGGACACTCGATCTCGACCCAGTCGCCGTTGACCACGCCGGTGACGCACCCCTGACTGACCAGCCAGTCCACCACCACATCGGCCCCACCCAGGTAATCCTCGTCCCGGATCTGCTTCGGAACCGGTTTGATGGCCCCCTCGACATCCAGCCCCAACTCGGCGCACAGCGATCGCAAATCAAATACGCGCTCAGGGTTCCATTCATACACGTCTGCCCGAAATCCAGACGAATGCAGTGACCCCGGCACTCGGCAGAGCCGGTACACTCCGCGCATCCCCGGGTCTGAGATCCCCGCCGCACCTGCCGCTCGACACGCGCCTTCGTAGTACGCCACACCGGCGTCCGTTGACACGTCAAACGGTTCTAGAAAGTAACCCCACTGGTAATTTGCGACCCCGTCTTTCTTGGAAGTCATCAGCTTGTAAGACGGCTCGACAGCGGGTGCCACCGACTTCGTACCGATGTCATCCAGCACGAACAGCCATGCTTCCCGGCAGTTCCCTCGCGCCCGCCCCAGGTCCTGCGATTCGCCGCCGTCCTTTCCTATTCGCCGCCTGCCATCCAGCGTGGACACTACGACATACACGGGCAAATCACCGGCCACTTCGCGGTCAACATCCTCAGGGGAATACTCACGGCAACGGAACGTACCCGCGCAGATCCCGACAACGCCACCCTCCAGATCCTCGGCGGGGAATGCGGTGTCTAAAAATTCCTGAGCAGTAATGCGTGTGCTTTTGGCACTTGTGTTAATATTTGTGGACATCATTCATCTCGTTTGGCTTAGTTTGATGTGCGTACTGAGTGCCGCCTTCGGGCGGCACACCCCCTTATAAATGCAGCATGAACGCGGTTTCGTCTTTCTCTTTCCGCGCCAGTGCCGCCATAATCCCTTCTTCCACCGTGTCAGGTGCGAAAAAAGACACCCGCCGGACCTGTTGCGTTTGCCCACGGCGGTGAATGCGCCCGATAACCTGGCGGTATCGGTCCCCGGAATACATCGGCGAGTAGTGAATCATCGTCCGACACGCGCCTTGCAAGTTCAGCCCCATACCAAATGATTTGGGATGCCCAAGCAATACCGGTATTTCCCCACGGTTAAACGCTGCCAGTTCTTCGGCAGAGCAGTTCCCACCGACTCCTAACACGGGCGCATCAGGATAAACCCGGCGTAAACCGTCCAACTGAAAGGTGTATTGGTAGGTGATAATCACCGGCTCCCCGCGAAGCTGGCTGACGCACTCGGCAACAGCCAAAAGCCGATCGGCATCCTGCCATACCAGATCCTTCTCTTCCCCCCGGTAGAGGCCGCCAGAGGCGATCTGAGCCAGCTTACCGGCCTGTACGGCACGGTTCTTTGCTACCACAGACAAATCGGCCACCACGGAGTCCTTACGCATCTCATCATAGATCCCCCGCGACGGTTCCGACAACGCCACGGGAACAAACTCGTCAAGAATACCCGGTAATGCCTCAAGATAGGCGGTGTCGTCCGCTCGATAAACCAGTCCTTGCAACCGCGCCCCGATATCCTGCGCGGCCCCCGGGCGTAGCTCCCACGAATGGCCCTTGTAGTCGGCTTGAATAAACCAGCGGTTCAGAAATGCCTCCCAGCGCGTTCCCAACGCCGCACCGTCATCAAGCAACAGCGCCTGGGCGTAGATGTCCTCCGCGCACTCGGCCACAGGCGTTGCGGTCACGCCCACACGCCACGGAATCTTTTTGACCCAGTGCCGCATGACCTTGACCAGTTCGCCGCCACACGCCTTGAGGCAACTCAATTCATCAATCAGCAACCCGTCAAACTCAACCCCCAGTTCCTTGGCTTCCCCGATCAGTTGCCGCGCAGACTCAAAATTGATGCACACAATCGGTGCCTTGGACCGCAATGCACGTTCGCGCCACTCTCGCCCGCCCACGGCTGTCACCAGCATCCCGGGGTCTAGGTAATCCCACTTACGAATTTCTTCCATCCAGGTCGATGTGATGACCCGCAACGGTGCAATAACCAGCACCCGCGAGAGCGCACCATCACGGATTAGTTCCGTGGCGGCTGTCAGCCCGACAATGCATTTGCCAAACCCTAACCCCCCGATAAACAGCGTCCGGTCACTCTCGTACAACCGGGTGATGGCTTTCTGCTGTTCCTTCGTCAATAGTTCTTTACTTAGCATCTATTTTTCTCGACATTTGATGTTGCGTATCATAACAACATTTTTAACAAACGATCCACCGTTTCCATGTCCTGTGCAACCTCAACCCACCCGCCTGCCGCTCGGATTTCTTCGTGCATGATCTCCTGCAAGGCAGACAGTTTGCCGGTTCCTTTGGGTGACTTGAGTTCAAGGTAAAGACTTTTACCTTGTGAAATAATGAGCAGATCCGGGAATCCGGCCTGTCCGACTGCCTCCATTTTGGCAACGAAACAGCCCAATTTCTTGCATTTTGAAATAACACTTTTCTGAAAGACTTTTTCTGTTACCATATGTTTACGTCATGTCCAAACTTGTTGGCTAAATCATGAAAACGCTAAAGGATTCATGCCCTGCGTATGAACTCAAACCGCACTCAATCACGTTCACGGACGAGGATTTGCGCCGTCTTGATGCAATTGTCGATGCGGGTCATTTACGCAATCGCAGTGCGGCAGTTCGCGCCTGCATTCAATTCGTGTACTACCATCACAATCTCAATCTGAAGAATGGCTAAACACTTCAAGATCGGCGGCTCAACGGCCAAGCGCACCCTGAAATGCCCTGCATGGGTCACTGAGTCGGCCAAACTACCCCAGGTCAATCGCTCAACCCCGGCGGCAGAGCGCGGGACGGCCATGCACGAAGTGCTGGAACGTATGCTGGCCCATGCTTCTTTGGATGCGGCAATGGCGGCGGTGGATTACCCGTTCGATGATTTCGACCGCAACCAGATGATCGCGGCCTACCAAGCCATCGAGATTCTATGGGAGAAATACAAGATTGAGGAATACGAGACGGAACCGCTGTTGTCCGTGGCCGAAGATGTCGGCGGGTCACCGGATGTGGTGGCCGCAGGCATGGATTTTACGTTGGTAGCCGATTTCAAATTTGGACGCCAGCCGGTTGATCCGGTCAATAACGCGCAGATCCTGTTCTATCACTGGTTGGCGTGTCAGGACGATAAAGTCAGCGACCTGACGCAAGGTCGGAAACTAGTGGGCGCGATTATTCAACCCGCGATTACGGCAGAACCACAGATTTATGAGTTCTCACCGGAAGAAATTGGACAGTTTGATCAGGACATTCGTCTGGCAATTCAGATAGTACGTCTTGGCGAGGCTACGACTGCTTCCGCAGTGACACCAACACCCGGCGATCATTGCGAATGGTGTCCGGTAGAGCCGTACTGTGGCCCAAGGCGACAGCAAATGATGTCGGCCATGCTGATGTCATCCGCGCATTCTGAAAGTCTGGCCTATGCCTTGGATTTGCTTCCACAACTCGAGGCTTATATTAAGTCCACCAAGGAGGAAGCCGATCGCATGATGAAGGAACTTGGCGCTACCATTCCGGGTTACAAGCTGGTTGCCAAGAAGGAGCTTAGAAAGTTCTCAGACCCTTTCAAGACTGCTGCCGCTTTGACTAACGCAGGGGCCAAGGACATCTACAGCGCACCGTCACTCAAGACGCCCGCGCAACTGGAAAAGACGCTCAAGGCTGAAGGCATTGAGTTTGATTTCACCCCGTGGCTTAAAGGCCCATCGGGGGAAACGGAGATCGCGCCGAACAGCGATAAACGCGAGGCTGTTGCCGCACCAACGAAAAACATCGGTGACATCCTCAAACGCAACTTAGACAACAAAGTCTAGGTTTTTAACTTCATGAAACTTTAAGGTACTAAGTATGAACCAAGTAGCAATCCCTACCCCTTCCACCGCACTGGCTGACCGCCTTCGCACCACCGTTGCCCCGCAAACCCCGGGCGATCAGGCGGGCAAGGTGTACCTCCGGTTTGACTTCCAGACCGGCAAGTGGACGTGCGGGAAAGAACAGCATGATGTCACCGATGTCGAGGCGCTGATCAATACCGCGTCTATTGGTCACGGCTGGACCATGTGGGTCGCAGGGACGCCCAAGAAAGTCATGGCCCCGTTTGATCAGCCGATCCCGCAGGCAATGCCCCCGGAAGGTCAGGTATTCCCGCAGGAAGCTCGTGTGCTGTCTGGCGCATTCATTGACGAGGACGGTGGTGAGTTTATCTACGAAACCAATAGCCTCGGCGGTCGCAATGGTGTTGATGCCATTATCAAGCAGGTCATCATACGCGCCCAGCAGGGACAGGAAACGTTCCTGTACCCGGTAGTGCTGCTGACTTCCTCCAGCTACACCCACAAGACCCACGGACGGATTATCCACACGCCGGTGTTCTCTGTGGTTGACTGGGCCGACATTAACGGTGTTCGTGAAGGTCAGGCTATGCTCTCCGTCGATGATTCCGATGAAGATGACGAGGAATTGATGCCCGAACCGGCTCCTACCCGCAGACGCCGCACCGCATAACTTTCGGTGGCCCTCCTGCCCCACTCCGGTGGGGCTTTTTTATGTCCAACTCGCGAGGTGCATTATGGGCAATACAAATACGGACAGACTTCACATCGACTTTGAAACGCGGTCAGAGGTAGACCTCAAGACTGCCGGGGTCTACAACTACGCCTCATCGCTCGATACCGAGATTCTGATGATGGGGTACGCATTTAACGATGACCCGCCAGAGGTCTGGCTTCCAGATCGGCCATTCCCTCAGCGGATCAAGGACCACATTCGTAAGGGCTTTGACCTTCACGCCTTTAACGCCCAATTTGAGCGCCTAGTGTGGGCGTACATCCTGTCTCAGGACTTCGATGACATCCCGAACCCTACCCTGCGCCAGTGGAAATGCACCGCCGCACAAGCCCGAGTGCATGGCCTCCCGAAAAAACTCGGTGATGCTGCGCGGTGTCTGGGCCTGCCTATGCAGAAAATGCCCGAGGGTACGCGACTTTTGAAGGCGTACTCAGCCCCAGGCCATACTAAGGACATCCCGCCCGATGATCTGGCGTTACTGGTTGAGTACTGCGCCACGGACGTTGAGGTCGAGCGGATGCTCGGCCAGTGCTTGCGGGAACTGACCGATGAGGAGTGGGAAGTCTTCTGGACCAATGAAGAGATCAACGACCGTGGCCTCCCGATTGATGTCAGTCTCACCCGAGCAGCCACCAAATATGGCGATGCAGTGCGGCTTGAAGCCGATGCACGGATTGTCGCCAGCACTCAAGGCGCGGTCACCAATGCCCGCAAGCGCAAGACCCGCGATGACTGGCTGTCACTTCGACTGACCGATGCTCAGGACGCGATTTTGCGCGAAGACGGCAAGATCAAATTTGGCAAACCCCTGCGGGAAGAACTGCTTCTTTGTGATGACCTTGACCCGAACGTGCGCGAGTTCGTCATGGCCGTCGAGGAGGCCGGTGGCGCGACCATTTC